TCGCGGTCGTCGGAAAGGATGGTGATGGGATCGCCTTCGACGTAGAACTTGCGTTTCCAAAAGTCGCGCCAGTCGGTGCCGGAACCGGGTTTGTTGTCAGTGGAGTTGGCAGTGTGATCGGCGGTGCATTCCCATTCGCAGTTGGTGAAAACGACGTCTCCCGATTGATAGTTTTCGCCATTTGCCCAATCCGGGGCGACGGGATTGGAAGCGACGGTGAGGGTTTTGGTTTTGTTGGTATTCTCATCCTTCATCGGGGGGCGGGTGAAGGGAATGAAACGGGTGGTCCAATCGGTATCTGCGACGCGGCGGAGGCGAATGGGGAAGGTGCCGGGATGGACGATGAAGGCGACGTCGTTGAGTTGGACGGTTTGGATGGCGCGGAGTCCGTTGTTCCATGCGGGCGAGGGCCAGACGTAGTCCACCATGAAGAGGGCGGTGTCCTTTTGGGTGCCGTTCAGGTCGTAAACCCGGATGATGTCGGGCGCGAAGTGGATGAGGTATTGGTCGCCGGTGGAGGCGACAAAGGGCAGAAGGTGGCAGTTGACGCCGCCGGGATTGGTGGTGGCAAGGAGCCATTGGAGGCCGGGGCGTTTGATGAGGCTGCCGTAAGGGGAGAGAAGGAAGTTTTCGCAGAGTTCGGCGCCGGCCGGGATCTTGTCGAGGTCGATGCGGTGGCGGGCGTAGGGGGTGACTTCGCCGGTGTTGAAGGATAGGAGGGCGGAGTGCATGGGGAGCAGGGAGATGGGAGCGGGGAGACGCGAGGTAAGAGGGTTACGAATCTTCGGCTATGGCGGGGAGGGATGCGCCGCCGTAGGGCGGGGCGGTGCTGCCGAATCGGGAGGTGACCAGGCCGGAACGGGCAGCCAGCGCGCGCGGGCCGTGGTTCTCTTTGGAGCGGGTCTCGCGTGCGTCGCGGGAACGGGCTTGGCCCAGGGCGATTTGGGAGCGGTTGAGGAGGCCGGCGGCAAGGTTCTGATCGTCCGAGAGGAGCGGGGCGAGACGGTGGGCGAGGAGGTAGGCGACGGCGTCGGCAAAGGTGACGGGCCAGGTGGAGACGTCGGCGGAGTTGGAAAGGTAGTGGATGACGGGGGCGTCTTCGTTTTCCCCGGGAAGGAGGAGGTGGCGGCCTTGGATTTCCCACTGGTTGAGCGGGGCGTCGAGGTCGGTGGTGTCGATCTGGATGACGCGGAGGCAGTCGTCCGGGAGGTTGAAGGCGGAGCCGTAGGCGGGGGCAAAGACGGTGGAGGTGGAGGTGCCGCCGGAAAGATTGGTGGCGGCGACGGTGGCGACTACGCCGGTGCCGTCGGATGCGCCGTAGTTTTCAGCGGTGACGAGGAGGGAGGCGGCGAAGTCCGCAGTGGTGGCGGCGATGATGTCTGCAGCGGTGTTGGCGATGGTGCCGGCAAAGTCCGGGGTGCCCGCTGCCGGGGCTGTGGCATTCCATGTTGTGACGAGATCCGGGCTGAGAACGTCGTCAGTGGAATACCAATTTGCGGTAGGATGGCCGGAACTGATAAACCATTGAGAGCCGTTCCAAAAGACATCGCACATATCTTCTGGTCCGAATTCCTGGCGGTAGTAGGGTTTGCCTGCCAACAAGCCTTCCTGCAAAACCATTTCCGTGAGCAGGTAGGGAGTGCCATCAATGGTAAGAGATCCGGAGTTGGTGATGGTGGAAGGGAAACCGGGCGGGGTGACGGTGATGGCGTTCAGGGAAACGGCGATTGCGATTTCGTCGGTGGTTTCATCCGCCTCGGCGATCTCGACGGAGATTTCGTTTCCGGAGGGACCGGCGGCGACGGCGGTCCAAAGGATGGCGTTGTTGTCGCCTTCGGCTCCGGTGGTGAGGGTGGCGCTGGTCTCGACTACTGGGACGGCGGTGAGCCGGGAGCATTTGGTGGCGAAGCTCCAGACATGGCCTTCGATGAGGGTGTCCCGGGCAATGGGAAGATGAAGGCGGACGGCGGCGGCGGTGGTGCCGTTGTCGGTGGCGTAGTCGGTGAGAAGCGGCTCGCCGAGCGCGGAGAGGGCGAGGTTTGCAACGTCCGTGAGGGTCATGGGTAGAGGATGCGGGCGCGCGGGAGAGGTGTGGGAGTGAAGCGGGGAAGCCGAGTAAAGGGCTATCGCCCCACGCGTTAGAAAAAAGCCCCGGACGCTGGGGAGCATCCGGGGCTTGGGGTTGGGGGTGGCAGTTGCCAACCGGCTACGGCTCAGATTTTGGCGTAGTAGGCGATGGCGAACTCGATGACGGTTTCGACGACGGAGGTGGAGGTCATCACGGTGGCGACGATGTCCTCGCCGGAGACGTGCTCCAGGTCGGAGGTCATGGCGAGCGGGGCGGTGCCGGATTCGTCGAACGGGACGAGTCCGCCGGTGGTGCCCGCGGTGGTAAGCGCGAGGGCGTCGGCGAGGGCGTCGGTGTTCGAGGTGGGGCCGACGTCGAGGGTGAGAGCCGTTCCGGGATCGGTGACGGGGTAAACCCAGGACAGTTCCGGGGCATAGCGCGCGCCGGCCGGGATCAACTCACCGGGGACAAGCGTGAGCGTGTCGTTGACGGTGGGAGTGGCGGGGCAGGTCACACGGCCGCGGATGAAGACGGGCATGGCACCGCTGGCAAGGGGAGCAAGCGGGGCGCGGCCGTCGGTCTGGGCGGTCGTGTGGGCGGAGGCGATGTTGGAATTGGTGTTGGCCATGGTGGTTTGTTCCTTTCGTTAGTGGTTGGTGGTTATGGCCGATCAGACGAGGCAGTTGATCTGCACGACTTTTTCCTCCTGCTCGCGGCCGGCTCCGATGCTGTATTGCGTGAGGAACTGGATGGCGTTGGAGAGGTCCGGGCGGCGATCGACAGTGGCCTCGATGTCCTGCCAGATGCCGAATTCGAGGGCGCTGGAGACGTAAAGCGGAACTTTCTTGCCGGAGACGTTGCCGCCGGCACCGGCGACGGTGGCGGTGGGGAGTTCGTTGTAAACGACGAAGTTGACGGCTCCCCAGCGGGTGAGGAATCCCTTGTCGTTGTAAACGGGCGGGCCGCCGAACTCGGTGGAGAAGAGGCGGTCCCCGCTGGCGCGGTTTGCTTCCTGACGGAGGCGGGCTTCTTCCTTGGCATCGATGACGCACCAGAGCATTTCGCCCATGGCGGCGACGTCCTCATTCCATGCCTCGGCGGCGGAAAGAATGCGGATGCCTTCGATGAGTTTGGGGGCGGTCATGCCGCTGTCCGTGTCGCTGCCGGTGTAAACGTAGTCCACGGGCACGATCTGGCCGGATGGAAGGGCGGTGGGAGTGGTGCTTCCCTGGGTGCCGACATGGGCATTGCCGAGGAGTTCGCCGATGATCACGTTGTCGCAGCGGCGCATGTAGGCGCGCTGGTGGGCGGTGATGATCTGGCCGGCACCGAGGATGCGCGGGGCGAGTTTCCGCTCGTCGAACTTGGATTCGAAGGTGGGAAGTTGGAATTCGCGCGGGAAGTAGAAGCGGCCGTCGACGTCGATCTCCTGCACGGCGACTTTCTTGAATCTTTGGCCCGTGATCTCTTCATCGTCCAAAGTGCCGACAAAGGCGATCTCCTTGGAGATGCCGGTGAGGCCGCGCTGGACGTTAACGGTTTTCATGAGACGCGAATCCTTTTGCTGGACGACGTCCCTGAACGAATCCGCGAATTGGTCGCGGAAGTAGGTGGGAATGGTGGGAGTGGACATAAGATGATGGAGTTGTGGTTAATGGAGGCGGTGGTGTTCCGGCTCGATTGTCCGCGCGGGCGGGTCGGGGCCATGCCCATTCCAGGGCGGGGCGCTCGATGCACGGCGGGGCTCCATCGGAGTTGTCCCTGTGAAACTGAGGCGGGGGTATGGTGCGGCGGGTGGTAGGAAAATTGGAATTGGAGGGGGGAAGAGTGCTGGAAGAGTGCCGCGTGATCAGTGAGCGGTGATCAGTGGAAGAGAAAAAAACGCCCGGAGGGCTGGGGAGCCGTCCGGGCGTGGTGATGGTGGTGGGGATTACTGCGCGGCTTGTTCGCGGAGGGTCTTCATGTGCTCGAAGACTTTGAGGCGATCGGCGTCGTTTTTGGAGTTGAGGAGCGGGGACCATTGGGGGTCGCGGCCGCCTTGGATGTCGGCGATCTTTTGGGCCGGTGAGCGGAGGTCGCCAAAGCCGGGAGGGGTGACGCTGCGGTCTTCGCTGGTGAGGCGAGAGACCTGGAGCATCATGCGGGCGAAGGCGGGATCGTTGGCGAGGTGGGCGACGGCCGCGGGATCGACGCCGGCGGATTCGGCGAGCTTGGTGGTGAGGTGGCGGACGGTGGAGGCGTTTTGCTGGAAGTCGGATTTCCACTCGGCGACGAGGGCGTCCTGGGCTTCTTTCTGGGCCTTGGCGGCGGCGGCCTGCTGGTCGCCGAGGCGCTTGCCGAGGATGGTGTTGAATTCATCGACGATGCCTTTCACCACGGCGGGCGGGGCGTGGAGGGCGTGGGCCTTGGCGGCAATGGCGTTGGCGAGGTCCGCGTCGAATTGCTCGGCGGGGATGTTGAGGGCCTCGGGGGTGAGGCCGTAGCCGTCCGGTTTCTCGGGGACTCCGGCGGCCTTGCGGAAGCGATCGACGGCGCGCGGATCGGCGGCGGCGGGATCGGCGGGGTATTCGACGCCGTTCTTGCGGAAGTAGTCGAGTTCGGTGATGAGGGACTTGATGTGCTTGTGCTTGCCGAGGTCGGCCGCGTGCGGGGCGAATTCATCGCCGAGGGAGAGGAACCAGTTTTCGCCAAGAGTGCCGTCGGGGTTGATGGCGGGGGGTGGTGGGGGTGGCGTGCTGGCCGGTGGGGTGGCGGGGGCTGCGGGCGGAGTGGCCGGTTGTGCGGGCGTGGAAGCCGGCGCCGGTGGTGCTTCGGTGGTCATGGTTTGGTGGTGTTGGTGAGAGAGGCGAGGCGGGCGCGGGCTTGCTCGGTGGCCGGGTTGTCGGCGTGGAAGGTGAGCATGAAGTGAATGCGCTCGGGGGTGCCGGCGTAAAGTCGGAGGAATTCGTCGTCGGGATCGTGGGCGGCGGCGTAGGCGAAGTAATCAGCCCCCTTGCTTCCGAGGACGTCGCACTTTGGCGGGCGGGCCGCCGGTGACGGGAGGTTTTCCGTCGGTGGGGGTGGACCCGTGGGCGGTGCGGGCTTCTTCGAGGTGGGCTTCGATTTCGAGGACGATGCTTTTGCGTCCGTCGCGCCAGAGGGCGTCATTGGGGTTTCCGCCGGGGGTGTAGGCGGGGCGCCGGGTGCCGGCGGCGGTGTGTAGGGATCTGAGGATGATTCGGCCGGCGGGAGATTCGAAGGTGGTGAGGAGGGCTTCGAGGTAGTCGCGGCGGGCTTGGGCTGCTTTTTGGTTGGCATTTTCGGGGTCCATGGTTGGTGGGCTTACTGCGGCAGCATGGCGGCGGCGCGGGCGGCTTGGTCAGGTCCGCCGAGGTTGCGGATTCCCTCGGTGGCGGTTAGGGCGGCTTGTGCCTGTGCTTGTGCTGCTTGGGCGGCGGCGATCTGCTGCATTTGCTCCGGGGTGCGGAGGAAGATGGTGGGCAGTCCCTTGGCGCGGAGGAGGTGGGGGGTGATGGTTTCCGGGTTGAGGGGCATGAGCCATGAGGGATCAATGGCGGCGAGCGGGGAGAGAACGGTGAGGATGTCGTTGAGCCCGGCAAGCTGGGATTGCTCCAGGGCGAGGGCCATGGCGGAGATGTATTCGACTTCCGGGTTCTCGATGAAGGGGCCGAGGTCGTCGCCCTGGATGACGGCGGCGGGGGGCTGGGGCATTTCGCCTTGGATGAGGGCGAGGGTGAAGCAACGGCGGAGGACGGGAGTGAGGAATTCCCGGACCATGTTGGAATAGATGGGGTGGAACAGTTCGCGGGATTCGCTGACGATGGCGGAGACTTGCGTCGCGGTGGCGTCGGGAGAGAGGCGGGAGATGGCGGAGAAGAGTTCGACGAAGAAGGCGTCCTCGATGGCGCGTTTCTTGTCGGCGGCGCGGTCTTTCCAGATGTCGTAACGGCCGGCGGTGAGCCACTCGCGCGGGGCGGCGTTTTCACCGGCGGCGGGATCGAAGGCGGTGAGGCCCATGGCGCCGAAGTCGATCTCGTCCTTCATTCCGGCGGGGTAGAGGATGCGCGGGAAGGCGGATACTTCGGCAAGGACGTCCTGCATTTGCTCCATGAAGTTTGCCTGGGCGGCCTCGGGGAGGGCGTAGTCGGCAGGGCCCCAGCCGTAGGGGGAGAGCGGGGTGGTTTGCCAGCGGGAGACGGCGATGGGGACGGAGTCGAAGCCGGAGTCGAGCAGGATGGAGGCGGTGGCGCAATGGATGTGGACGGAGGCGATGGGCTTGTTGGCTCCGTCGGACTTGCGCGGATCCCGGTCGGTGCGGGGGAGAATGCAGTGGAGGATTTTCTCGGAGGGCTTGTCGCGGGTCTGGGCGTCGTCGGCGAGCTTGCGGACGACGGGCGGGCAGGTGTCCTTGAATTGTTCGAGGAGTTGGGCCGGGGTGCGGTAGGCGGTGCGGAAGACGGTATCGACCTCGTCCAGGGAGTTCTCGGCGACGGAGAAGGTGCCGACTGGGAGGGAACGGAAGTGGAGGCCGCGGCCGTTGGCTCCGGCGGTGACTTCGAGGGCGGAGAGGCCGAAGCAACCGCGCATTTCGTAACACTCATAGGCGCGGTTGTAGAAGTTCGAGGTGCCGAGGAGGGTGATGAGCCGCTCGGTGCAAGCGGCATACCAGTTGAGGGCCTGCTGGTTCTCGGCGAGGCGGGCGGG